AACCACAATCTGGTATACCCGGTGATGCTACCATCACACAGTTATCTGGCCGATCGTCACAACAGAATGTGTCGTTCGGAAATCAGGTAGACCCCTATTTATACGATGTGGATTCCACTATGGATCCCACTCGTATGCTTCAGGATACAGATGACACGAATATTGAAAATTTCTTTTCCCGGCCTGTCAAGATTTATGAAACAAGTTGGGGTACTGGTGCTTTAGTTACCGATGACTTTGATCCGTGGAGTTTGTACTTTGAGAATCCCAGAGTGAGTAATAAGATAGCTAACTTTAATTTACTGAGGGCTAGTTTGCGACTTAAGGTTGTCATCAATGGAAATGGTTTTATGTATGGGCGAGCTCTGTTTGCCTATCAACCGTTTCAAATTTATGATGACTTGTCGACTCACACTGGACTCATCACTGGCGATCTTGTTCAAACCTCACAATTGCCACACATCTTCCTGGACCCAACCACTTCTACGGGTGGGGATTTACATTTACCCATGTTTCACTACAATAACTACATTGAAATTCCGACATCTCAGTGGAACGAACTTGGTAGAGTGTATATAAGGACTTTGAATGCATTACAGCATGCTAATGGAGCCTCCGATCAGGTTACAATTAGTGTGTTTGCATGGTCTGAAAATGTTCGCTTGTCTATCCCTACTTCAGTTGATCCTGACACATTGACGCCACAAAGTGGTTTTGAATCCCAAATGGGAGAGGTCGATGAGGCTAATAAATCTGGAGTTGTGAGTGGCCCTGCAACAGCTGTGGCTAAGTGGACGAGTTTTCTAATGAAGGTTCCGTATATAGGTCCGTTTGCGACTGCTACAAATATTGCAGCAACTGCAACTGCCAATGTGGCACGGATTTTCGGATATTCTCGACCACCCATCACAAAAACTCCTGATCCATACAGGCCTACGATTGGATCTTCTTTTGCCTTGACTAATGTGCCAGATACAGCAGCGAAATTGACAGTCGATGACAAACAAGAATTGTCAATTGATCCCAGAATTGCAGGTCTTGGTGGTGGTGATCCCATGAATATTCGTGAGATAGCCAAAAGGGAATCTTTCCTCACCAAGTTTGCTTGGAATATTGGTACTTCAACTGAAACTCTATTGTGGAATGCACGTGTTGATCCAGTAACATGGGATACAGATACCACAGGGTTGGACACGTCGTACCATTTCCCCGCTTGTGCTTTCGCAGCATTGCCTTTCCAATTTTGGACTGGTTCTATGCGTTTCCGATTTCAAATTGTGTGTTCGACCTTTCACAAGGGTCGTTTGAAGGTTGTATACGACCCTAATTTCTTGGATGGTGCAGAATACAACGTCAATTATTTACGTATTGTAGATATTGCAGATGAAACAGATTTCACAATTGAGATTGGAAATGGTCAACCTCGCACTCTTTTGGATCATCACTTGCCTGGTGTTGACAGCGTTACGCAAATGTACAGTACCACCGCTTATACTGCTAAGGAAGCCGGAAACGGTGTTATCGGAGTGTATGTGGTGAATGAACTTACGACACCAAATAGTACTGTAACGAGTGATATCGAGGTGAATGTATTTGTGAGCACGGGAGATGATTTCGAAGTATTTGTTCCTGATCCCTACTTTCAACAATTCACCTTTTCACCATTTTTACCGGCTGCGGAGTTACAAGCACAAAGTGGTTTTGAAAGTCAATCGGGTGAGATTGTACCAGAATCACAGAATACTATGGAAGCTGGTGCTCCAGTTCAGGACGACGCTGATATTGTTGGTCCTGGCCTGAGCGCTGATTCTAATGTAAATCTTGTATACACTGGTGAGGCGATAGCCTCATTTCGTACCATGCTGAAACGGTATAATTTGTGGTATACGCTCCCCGTCAATTCTACTGGGCGTAGGACAATTACGGGCCGATTACCACAATTTCCGTTCTTACGCGGTACCGTTGCGGATGCTGTAGGGTTGAACCAAGCAATACCCTACAATTGTTGCAATACCGTACTTCTACATTGGGTACGTAATGCTTTTCAAGGCATGCGCGGATCTATTCGATACAAACTCGTTCCACGTGGTGACAACGACCCGCAAAATTCTTACCAGGTTGAGCGAGCTCCATACCACGATACGAGCATTACATATGCCTTCGATACGATTAACACCTTGGCTACGGCTGATCCTGATGAAATGCGTTTGGCAATGATATACCAGACACCAACATTAGGATTTCCCGACGAGACATGCCAATTGAGTGGTACAGCAGGTATGACATTGACCACGGCTATCGTCAATAATGTGCTAGAGGCTGAAATGCCGTTTTACATGCCTATCAGGTTTTCTCCTGGTAAGCCCAGTAGCTATACTGGTTTGATGGGATTGCAACCGCCTGGTTTCGATTATCGATTAACCATGGCCAATGACCAAACCACCACTACCGTTGATGCGTATGTGGCGAGTGGTGAAGACTTTCAGGTATATTTCTTCACAGGCTTACCTCGTATGTATTACGAACCCATCCCTTA